GGATTAACAACAGGCACGAGCAGTCACAAGCCAAACACGTAGCTAAGATGGAAGTCATCAAGAACACAGCTACGTGGGAACAAGAGATGGCGGCGGCTAGTGCAACCTCGTGGAAAGACGAGTGGTTCACTGTGGTGCTGTCGTTGCCTCTGTTGGCTGTGTGTTACGGAGTTGCTATGGATGACTTGAGTATTATGCAGAGGGTAGGGTTAGCTTTTGTTGAGCTAGACAAGCTACCTGATTACTACCAGTACTTGCTGTACGTAGCCGTGACTGCCAGCTTTGGCATACGTGGCGCTGACAAGCTAATGCAGATGAAGGGTAAGTAACGTATGGCTATACGGGACGAAATTAACGCTCTGTACCAAAAGTACTTAAGTAGGGACGGCTTACCTGAAGGTTTAGACTATTGGACCGGGACTGTAGATCAAGGCGCTACGTTAGAAAACGTTGAGTACAACATAGCTAATTCTCCAGAAGCGGCTATAGTTAATGCGTATCAAGATAGTTTAGGCAGAACGCCAAGCATAGATGAGAGACGTTTTTGGGTAAATCAAAGCGGATTAGACACTGCTTCTGCTGTTACTGCAATACAAAACTCCGAAGAAGCACAGCAGTACCAACAGCAATCTAAAGAAAAAGAACCTGAAGAAGCTGAAGAAGCTGAAGAAGCTGAAGAAGCTGAAAAAGCTGAAGAAGCTGAATCTACTGAAAAGCTCTACGATTATACCAACCAACGTGAAACAGGTGACGCTAGTAACCTGTATTGGGGTAACTTTTCTAAGCAGTTAACAGAGTCACAACTGCGGTCAGAGTTTAATGCGTCTGACAACGGACAACTCAGGGCGGCATTTGGATCTTTTGACAATTACCTAGCTTACATGAACGAGCGTCAAGACTTAATTGACGCAGGACAGCTAAAGGCTGATTGGTGGGATACAGGTGTAGCCCTGATTGACCCAACAACACTTGGTCGTGAAGCTGGGATGGACGATAGAGCTTTAGAAGACTCTATTATCCAAGCTGGGGCCGCTGAAGGAGAAAAAGGGTACTCAGCACAGGCTGGTCAAATGTACGCCCTGTACCAAAAATACACAGGTAACTCTGGCCCTTGGTACAACAAAGATGGTGACAAGTTTGAGTGGAACGGCTCTAGTTTTGTAAAAACAGCTAAGGTTGACGATCACAACTGGGGGCCAGCAATCAGAGGTCTAGCACTAGCTGGAGTGACAATAGGAGCCGCTAACCAACTAGTAGGTTTAATTAACGGACTATCAGTTACACAGTCTCAAATAGCAATCAATGCTTTATCTTCCGCTGTGACTAGCGGTGGAGATCCTAAAGCTATCGTTGGGTCTGTTTTAGGCCAGCTAGGGGGAGACTTCTTAGCCAACAGTTTAGTAACGTACTCTGGCCCCGGCTCACAACTGTTAACTGCTGGTGTGGCTAACGGTGTTGCTGACGCAATACAGCAGGGTATTACTAACGGTGATATAGACTTAAACTCTGTGATTGAAGCAGGGTTGTTTGGTGCAGGAACAGAAGCCGCTGGTCAGTTAATTGAGTCAATCATAAACTCAGAAGGATCTGGTTTTGATTTAGATGGGTTAATTGACGAAGACTCTGGTTTGTTTAAAGCCATTAACGGAGAGTTTGTAGACGGTAAATGGGTAGGCGGCGTATTAGGAGATGTACGAGGAGCTATAGACGAGTTTACTACCAAGTACATTACAGGCGGTGAGTGGTGGGAAGCCGAAGGAGGAAATTACAAATCTATAGTTGAAACGTCTCCCGGTCAATACGAAGTTGAATTGTGGAACGGCACAAGAAAATCCATGTCTATGGTTGATCTAATCAAACAGGGATTTGAAACAGGCTTTTTTGGTGGCTTTGAGCCGACTTTAGGCGAAAGCGCCATTTTTGATTTTTTCAGAAGCAACCTAGATAAAATACCAGACGATTGGTACGATACTCTAGGGGATTGGTTAAATAACACTGCAAAATCCTCAGGAGGCTCTTTTCAAACAGAAAACGGAACAACAGTAAATGTTATTACCACAGGAGATACTTCTACAGACGGCGGTGGAGCCGCTACAGCAGACTTTAATTGTGCTGACGTAAATCGCCAGCAAGTCGCAGGAGCTACAAAAGAAGAAGACTGCGGTGGTTGTTTGGACGGGTATCAGTCCGATGAATTTGGAGTCTGTATTGCTGTTATAACCGATGTATGTCCCGCCGGTCAAGCATGGAACGACGTAGCTGGTATGTGTGTTGATGAAATTTTTTACACTCCCGGTTCTCCTTGTAACATGGAAGATGGAGAGCAGGGTGTATTTGATGCTAACGGAGATTGCGTAAGACGATACTACGGGCCAGAAGGCCCCGGAGATGGGACCGGTAGTGGAACCGGCGGTAGTGGTGGAGAAGCTGGAGACGCTTGTACAACAGACGATAACAAAGAAGGAACGCTCCAAGACGACGGCCAAGGAAACCTTACGTGTGTACCAAATACTACCGGCACGGGAACCGGCGGTACAGGGGGTACAGGAGATACTCGTAAAGCTGGTGATGCCTGTAAAACAGACGATAATAAGGACGGAACGCTACAAGAAAATGAGGAAGGTATTTTAGTTTGTGTTGCAACAACTACAACTCCAGATGGCGGAAGCGGCGATACTACCACAACGGCAACTAAATGTGAAGACCCTGATGCTGATAACTTTAATGAAGAAGGTGAGTGTAGGTATACTACCACTACAGCAACTAAATGTGAAGACCCTGATGCTACCAACTTTGGTCAGGAGGGGCAATGTACATATCCCACCACTACTACCACTACTACAGGAGGAGTAGGCACTCAAGACGATACTTGCAAAAACGGAGCTACAAATTACCCTGATTGTAACCAGTGTCCACAAGGAGAAGAGTTAGGAACAGATGAAGAAGGTCAAATTTCTTGTGTTCCTATTACAAGATCAGAAACTACTGACACAGGCTGTACTAACGGAGCTATAGACTCAACTTGTAGTGAGTGTGCTGATGGATCTAAAGTTGATCCTAACAACCCAGATGAAAAGTGTCCAACAACAGTTGTTACAACTCCTCCTCCTAGTGGTGGCGGAGATGACGAAGTCAGTATGTTTGGAAGCTCTGGTCTTGGTTCCTTCAGTCCCGCTGGACAACCGGGAATGTTTGATCCAACAGTCACAGCGGCAGTGTCGTTAGAACAACCCTTAAGTTTTCCAATAAGGGACTTTTTATTAGAAGCTCTTCCTAAAAAGCAAAGAGGCATGATGACAGGATTTAAAGTATGACATATTTAGACCTAGTAAACAACGTACTGAGGCGTCTCAGAGAAGACACAGTAACAACCGTTAGCGCCAACACGTACAGTGCTATGGTTGGTGACTTTATTAACGACGCAAAGCAAATTGTAGAAAACGCTTGGGATTGGTCTAATCTTAGGTCTACTCTGACGATTACTACGGCGGCTGACGACTACACGTACTCTCTTACGGGTTACCAAGACCAAGGCAAAATCCTGAACATCATCAACGATACCTCTAACCTCGTGATGGAGTACAGACCACAGACTTGGTTTGACGACAAGTTTTTGGTACAAACGCCTACCTCTGGTAAGCCAGAGTACTACACGTTTAGCGGCATAGACGGTTCTGGTGATGCACAGATTGATGTGTACCCTAAGCCTGACGGTGTTTACTCCCTGAAGGTCAAGAGCGTCATCAGAAACGTAGCCTTGAGTGGTGACTCTGACACGTTGGCTATTCCTAGTCAGCCTGTGATTCACATGGCGGTAGCTCTGTTGGCTCGTGAACGTGGGGAGACAGGCGGTACGTCAACACCAGAGTACTTTGCTATTGCTGACAAGTACCTGTCTGACGCTATTGCTCTGGACGCCCAGAAGCACCCTGAAGAAACTATTTGGTACACACCGTAGGGAGAAACTAGATGGCCCAGCCACTACAGAGTATTAACCTAGTTGCTCCTGCTTTCAAGGGGATTAACACAGAGGATTCTCCGCTTGCACAGGATACGTCTTTTGCGGAAATTGCAGACAACGCTATTATTGACAGACGAGGACGATTAGCTTCACGTAAGGGTAACGCTGTTGTAACTACAGACAAGACTGTGTTGGGTACTGACTACCTCTCTAACATACACGAGTTCTACGACAGTGCTAACAACGAGGTAATCTTTAGTACTGGTAACAACAAGATAATGACAGGTACGACAACACTGGTTGACGCAACACCAGCGGCGTACACGATTACAGCTAACGATTGGAAGATATTTAACTTTAACGATTACGCTTACTTCTTCCAACGCGGCTACGAGCCTCTCGTGTACAGCAACACTCTAGGTGCAGTAACCAAGATGTCTGCTGTTGCTGGTGCATCTGTTGCATCTGCACAGTACTGCAACGAGGCTATCGGTGCTTACGGACGAGTGTGGTGTGTAGGTAACGCCAGTGACGACAACACGATCTACTGGTCTGACCTATTAATAGGACACGATTTCTCTGGTGGATCTAGCG